CCCGAAGGGTAATCCCTAGGGTAGTCGCCCAGGCGAAACGCCCTTCAGAAAGGATTCCGTGAACCAAGCATTGGCTTCTCTTAAGCAAGCCGCAGCTCGCATCAACCAGACCGCCACTCAAGCAGACGAGATCATCCGCTCGACGAACGAACGCCTCCGCGAGCTCGGAGCCGGCGCAGAGTTCTACTGGGGAAGCTTCCTCCAAAGTGCGATGGATGCGAAGCGGATCAACGAAGGCGAAGAGAACGAGCGGACCTACGCGCACTGGAACGATCACTCGCTCTGCTACGGCAAGATTCAAGGGACGTGGCAGCTCGGATGCCGGTGGGAAGAGTGGGAGGAGTATGAGGACGACAACAGCTTTCTGGATCGACGCATGATCGCCTCGGAGGTGACTCCTCTCCACTCAGCGAATCGCGAGCTGCGGATCCTCATGGCGGCTGCGCTCCCGAAGTTCCTCACGGCCTACACGGAGCATCTGAACAAGCTGGCGGACGAGCTTTCGAAGCCGGACGCAGAGTAATCGACCGCATCGTAGATCCACATTCGCCCCCGGTCACATGACCGGGGGCTTCTTTCTTGAGAAGGGTCCGCCCGTCTCCTCTTGCTCGTCGATGAGCGTCGATCCTAGTAGGCCTTCCAGCCGCTCCAATCGTCGTAGGATGCGAGCTTGCGCCCGCTCTCGTAACTCATGATCTCCGAGCCCGTCGTTGGTGGGCCCGCACGGCCCCAGTTCAGTCAGCAGGTCACGGCCGAGCTTTGCGTCGGAAGGCTTCGTTGCGACCGCACAAAGACCGGCCGCCGGCGCCCGGGCGTGAGCAAGACCAACACCTACCTGGTGCTGAAGGTTGTTTCCGCCCTTCGTAGCTAGGGCGCTTTCCGGGCTGGCCGGTGACGGTCAGCGGGTGCGCGCGCTCCGCAGATCATGATCCCGCCCGGGGCTGACAGGAGTTGTCGCAAACCGACCATGGGGTCGTCTGGAGTTGCCTGTCTGGCTCCCTGCTCTCCGGCGGAGAGGAGAGGGACCCATGGGGTGCGGCGCGGGGGTCTCCTTCCGGGAGAGCCGAAGCGCCGAGGTGGGGACCGGCTTGAATCCCGCGGCCTTCCTCTCGCGGTTCACGGCTCGAAGGGTGTTGAGGAGGTGATGACGCCCGGGCACGTATGGCTCGGTACGGGCGTACCGGACGTGGATTCTCGACAGACCTCATCTTTCCATCCAAATTCAGGCTCCATCAGGACAGTCACCTCCAGGAATCGATCCAGCTCCTCCGGGGCGCTCGCCGAACGTAGCCCCTCGGCGGGATCCCGTGCTGTGGTGTCTGGGTCTCTCCTCGTCTCTCCCGCGCGCGCCTCATAAGAGCTTCCCAACTTGGATTCAGGAGATAGAGCGCCGCAAGAGCCCCCGCCCTGCAGTCGAGCGCCTCATTGCGCGGCCGCGTCTTCACCCACTCGCGCCTCGCGAAGCCTCGGTGATAGCGTGTGATGATCTTCTCTGCCGTGAGCTGCGCAAAGAACTCCTCGTCGTACTCGGGTCGGACCGGGAAGTGAGAATACCCAGGCCCGCGCTCCTTGAGTCTGAGGCGCGAGTAGATCAACCCTTTCGCTTCGTCCACGCCGACGAGGAAGAGTTCGACCGGCCGCCGGTTGCGGCCGCTCCGCCGGCGCATCGGCGCGCTGACGATCGGCCGGCCGGCTCCCGCCATCCCCTTCGTCGCGAAGATCCGCCGGACGGTCTTGCCCCGACAGAAGCCGTACACCTGCTGGGTGAAGTGACCGCCCGAATCGATGCAGGCGCAGGAGATGCGCAGCCGTTCCTTGAACTCATTCTGGTAGGTCTGATCGAGAGCATCCGCGAGGGCGCGCCAGACGTCATCCTTGCCTGGATCACCGTAGAGAACCCGATAGTCGATGCCCCAGCTTTCTTCACCCGCGGCCCAACCGACTACCTCGAGCTCGATCCGGTCATCCTGGATGTCCACGCCAGCCGTCAGGACGAGGGCCTCCGCGGGGACCTCCGCAGAGTACTTCTCCCGACGGGCCAGGAGTACCGCATCGTCCAGGCTCTCCGCGGGCTCCTCCCATGTCTCGCCGAGCACCGTGTTGACCCAGGTCTTGAGCAGGAAGGTGTCACCCTTCGCCGCGAGGAATTCCGAGACGCAATCGGCCCACGACTTCCAGCCGAGAGGCGAGTAGAGACCCGAGAGATGGAACCCGGCGGTCCGTTCTCGACCTTCCGCCGTTGGCCTCCACTCGCCGCCGTTGAGCATCTCCACCTTGTGACGCTCCTCAATCAGCCGCTCGCAGTTCACACAGAAGAGCCGGGCCGTCTTGGGTTGATCCTTCTCCCACCGGATGTTGGCCCACTGGATCCAGTCCATGTTGCCGCAGTACGGGCAGGCAATGAAGTACCGACGCTGGTCTGACGCCTCGAACTCCCGTTCGATCCGGGAGTCTCCCTTCACGGTGGGCGTTGAGCAGAGGAAGACCTTCCGCCTTGTGAATGTGGTGGTGCGCTTCTCAGCGAGCGCAACCGGATCGCCCTGCCCGTCGACGTCCCCAGGGTACTCGTCGATCTCGTCCATGAAGAGGAACCGCATCGGCATGGAGCGGAGACCGGCGCTTGAGTTCGCACCCGTCAAGATGAGAAGACCGCCATCGAACTCTTTCAGGAACGTCGTGTTGCCGGAATCCCGGCTCCGAGGCTCCCGCACCCGCTCCGATAGGACCGGTGTCGCCTCGATCATCGGGTCGATCCGCTGCTTGGAGACTCGCTGAGCGATCATGACCGTTGGCTGAACCATCAGCACCGGGGCCGGGCAGCGATGGATGATGTAGCCGATCCAGTTGTTCCCGACTTCCGTCCCGCCGATCTGGGCCCCCTTCATGAAGACGACCCGCTGGATCGGGCTCGTTGCGGAGAGAGCGTCCATGATTCCCCGAAGGTACGGCGTCCTCGAGGTCCGCCACCTGCCAGCCTCTGCGCTCGACTTCCCGCTCAAGACCCGATGCTCATCAGCCCACTCGGAAAGAGTCTGGAGGGGTTCGGCCGCCCAGCCGGCAGCAAAGGCCGCCTCGTAGATCTCACTGGCCGTTAAGCTCGTCACAGATCCTCCGGATCTCCTCGCTCATGACCCGATGGCACTCGAGGGGATCGTCCAGTCCGGCGACAACGGGGGCGAGACGATCGGGAAGGGCGAGAAGAAGATCACGTGCCTTCCTGGCCGCGTTGAAGGCGGCGACCTTGACCTCGTCGGCGCTGACGAGGGTGCCACTGCGCTCCTCGAACTCGAGACGCGCGAGACGGGCTGCATAGAGCTCGCGGACGGCTCGGGCCTGGGCGTACTCGGGCCCGGCGATCTGGGGGCCAGTCTCTTCGGGACCACGGAACGGCCGGCGCGCGGGGCTGCTTCTGCCTTCCCACTCGGCGTCCGCCTGTGCCGGGTCGATCTTGCCCTCGGGGGTCTTGCGGATCCGCCCGGTCTTCAGGGCCTTCTGGACCGCCCCAGGGGTGTGCCCCCGGAGGCCCTCCCGGCGGCGGTGTTTCGCGTAGGCGCGGATGCTGAGGGCCGATTCGGTCATACCGGGCCCCAATACCTAACGGTTGAGCGGTAGCCCGAACGCCGTAAGTAGCGCCCCATTGCGGAGTTAGGTTTCTGCCGCCCGTGACGGGCCCCGGCCCAGGAGGCGTCCCCGTAAGTGGCGACGTCCCAAAGCGATGCACGCTCGCGTTCTCGGGCCGCCCTTTCCTGCAGCGTTTTCGGGCAAGCGCCCGCGGCCGTAACGCCATAAACCCCAATACGTTGCGAGCTTGGGGGATCGCATTTTTCTGCCCGATTTCGCTTGATGGTTGCACGCAGAAGCTCGTTCATGTGGATGCGGGAGGCGAAGGGCCCCCGCGGACGAAACCGGAGGAGACCATGAACACCCACCTGAACCCCAAGGCCTTGAAGAAGGCGAACGACGCCGCCATGCACCTCGCGAAGGCCGCCAGCCTCATGCGCGAGGCCGCGGAGATTTCGAGCACGCACGTTCTGAGCGGGCGCTACGACTACCTGGACTGGGCTGCCAAGATCGAGGAGATCCTCTCGAGCGACAACGGCGAGGCCGGTGTTGGGCCGGCCTTGCAGAACTGGGCCGCAGAGATGACCCGGCCGGAGCCGAAGACCTACGCGCACCGCAAGTCGGACGGAACGATCGTCCGCGTCACGATCCCCGAGTAACCGGAAGAGGTGAATGCGATGGAAACCACCAAGACCACCAAAAAGAAAATGACGGAAAGGGATCGCACTCTGCTGCAGATCGCGAGCGATCGCTTCGGGACCACGACCCTGGAGGCCCGGGGCACCGACGCCCTCGACTTCTACGATTGCGCGGTTTGGAACATCCGCCTCGCATTGCAGGCCGCCTACGAAGCCGGTCGCAAGAGCAGCCGGTAAGAGGTGAACGCGATGGACATCACCTACAGCCAGACGATCGGCCACCAGACATTGGCGGCCAGCATCATGAAACTCCCCGACGGCAGGCATGCCGCCGAGATCACCAGCACCACTCAAGAGACGGGCGAGTCGGTGCTCTGGTCGAGGGTCTTTGCGACCGATTCGATTGCCAGCATCACCGGGGCGCTCGTCCGCCAGTTCGACTACTTCGTAGCCTGCCGCACGGGGCGCGGGCCGGAAACTAGACCGAGCGATGATTAGGAGGATGCCATGAACCAGACAACGATGCCTCGCACGCGGAACAGGGACTGGGGCTTCTACGGGACCTGCGTGAAGAACGGCCACCAGGATCCCGAGGCCGCCTGGGACGAGATGATGGGCATCTTGACCGACCAACAGGGTCGATTCCGCTTCGAGCCCGAGGTCGCGCGGGACCTGCTCGACGCAGCCTGGGGACGGCACCTCGCCGACGAGCTCGTCGGATCGGAGTTCGGACCCGCGGTCGAGGAGCTGGCCAACGGCCGGCGGTGGATGAAGAGCACGCTCGAGATCACGCGCGCCATCGGCCTCGCGCGGATGGACTCGGGGCAATGAAGCAGTAGGAGGGAGACCATGAACCAAACGAAGCAGAGAACGAAGATCGAGATC